GTCGGGAAAAGTTGCAACCCTGTATTTTTTTTAACTATAGGTAAAGCGTAGATCAGCAAAGACTCCATCAAAGGGTCAGCGTATTTCCTATGAGCGCCAATGACTTGATTAGGGTCAGGGGTGTAATTAACAAAAGAATCAAAAACTCCATATTGGGCCGCAATACCGCAAATATCTGGAGAAATAGCACCCTTTACGTGAATATATTTTTTTTCGTTGAAAAGTTCTATATTTGATTTCATCTATCCTCCTGAACTAAAAGTAGCCTATCACTCAGGCTTCGTCAATTAAAGGCTTACCTTAAGTGCTATCCTTTTTGCTTTAAGTCTTCTGCTATTATTAAACTGTTAAAAGGAGTAAAAATGGCAACCACTGGTCGAGGACTAAGATACCCTTTAGCCGCAGATACCCCTGCGGTTCACACTGATATTAAAAACTTAGCAGATGATTCAGACGCTGAGTTTGATGACTTCCAAATCATGGAAATAATGAAGGCTAACTAATGGCTGTAACCCCAAAGATACTTTCACGGACGGCTGCTGCCGTTTCTAGCGCGACCCTTTATACAACCCCTTCAGCCACTACCACAGTAGTTACTGAAATTACAGTTTCCAATACCTCAGGCGGTTCTTTAACTTTTTCTATCCTACTAGACGATGTCGATTTGTTTAAGGAACTAAGTATTGCCGCCAACACAACTACGACCTATTCAATGAAGCAAACCTTAACAGCCACCAAAACGATTAAAGGCTTAGCCTCGGCCACAGATATTAACTTCTTTATAGCAGGAGTGGAGATAACCTGATGTCAGTTATTACTAATAAGATACTTCACCGCGCAGCAGCCCAAACTGGTTCTTCAACTCTTTATACAGTTCCTGCTTCTACAACTACTGTTGTTACGAGCATTGTAGTTAATAATGATGGTGCTTCTACACGAACCTTTACCATCTCGCTCAACAGCGTTCAATTATTTGGAACTGTAAGTATTACAGCAGGCGCAACTCAAATCTATAATATCTCCCAGCCTTTAACTACAGGGCAACTAATAACAGGAAATGCTTCCAGCACTGAAGTTAATTTCCATATCTGTGGAGTGGAGATAGTATAAAATGGCTTTCACCTATGTAGACCCTTCGAGTGGTAATAGAGATAAAGTTAGATTTTTAGTCCAAGATACCGACTCTACTGATTTCCATTTACATGACGAAGAGATTGCTTATCTTTTAACTACTTGGAGTAATGATATTTTTGACGCTGCTATTGCTGCCGCTGATATTATTGCAGGTTCATTTGCTCATAAAACTAATTACAGTCGTAGTATTGGCGACCTTTCTATATCAGAATCTTACGCTACTTCCGCAGTTGAGTTTCGCGCTTTGGCCGACAGATTGAGATCACAAAAAATATACCTCAACCCGCCAACTCCAAAAATTAACACTCAGGCTATTATGGCTACAGCAGATAAATCCACGACTACTTACAAGACGGATTTTTATACAGGTATCCACGACTACAACGTATAGGAGTGAAAAATGACCACATATGTAAAGGGTTCTCCTAACCACTGGTCAGGAGATATGACCGACACTGTAGTCGTGTACAAAAAAGGAAGTTTGAATAATTACGGCTCTCGTACCATATCAGCAACCCCTACTTCATTTTCCTGCCGTGTTATATCTGATGTTAAAAACTCTCGAGATGAACAGGGTAATGAAATTGTTGAAGGCGGAACTCTTTATATACTTTCAGACGCAAATGTTGAAGTGGGGGATAGATTAGACTTGCCGGGAAGTAATGCAGACCCAAGAATAATATCGGTAGATAAAGTAAGTTATAGTGCTAACGGAACAGCAACAGTTCATCACACTAAAGTTAGGTTCGGTTCTATCGGTGGCTAAATATGAAGTATCTCTAGATTCAAAGAAACTTATGGACCTACTTACTCTTAGTGGACCAAAGTCTCTAGGCACTCTTGGGCAAGCACTTTATCGCGAAGGCGCAACAATATTTGAAGAGAGCCAAGATGAAGTTCCTCTTGACACTGGTAATTTACGGGCTTCTGGAAAATTGGGCTTTCCCAAGGTAGAAGGAAAAGATGTTGTTGTTGAGATTTCTTATGGAGGAGCAGCAGCAGATTACGCTGCTATTGTTCACGAAGATTTAGAAATGAACTTCCGTAATGGCAGGAAAGCGAAGTACCTTGAAGACCCAGTTAGAAGGCGTATAAAGGGCATGGACGGGCGATTACTGGGTGCGGTTAGAAAGGCTATGGGTATCTAAGTGGCGACCGTATTAGAGGCTCTAGGGGCTTATATAGACACCAATAGAAACGATCTAACAATAGGAACTAACCTATTTCTATCAAAGATGCCAGACACCCCAGATACATGTGTATGTATTTATGAATATCAAGGAAGTGCGCCAGTAATGACCTTTGGTGCAACTGCAATACAGATGGATAGACCAAGTGTTCAAATCTCTGTTAGGGCTGCTAGAGATGATTATGCAACAGCAAGAGACCTTGCTCAAGCCTTGCGAACTCTAGTTTCAGGAATAGTAGATGTAACTGCTTCGGGTGTTGTAATGAAAAGGATTGAACCAACTGGAACTTTCTACTCCCTTTCCGTGGATCAACTTGAAAGACCTCGTGTCGTGTTTAACTTGGATTGCCATGTTGGGGTATAGACTTGGAGCCGTCAGAGAGTAAGAAAGACATTTACGGAAGAGGTACTAATCGTGACGAAGTCCCAAGATGCTGGAGATGTAATCGCATTCTCGCGGAATACCTTACAAGACCATGGAAACTCAACTGCGGAAGATGTAAAGCAACAAACCAACAGATTGCTTGATTTTGAAAATGCACTAGATAGTTTTGTGCCAAGTAAAAAATCAAATGGCATGGTCTGTTCAGTAAAAAAAGTATTAGATGTATTACCTGAATCTAGTAAAAATAAATTACTAAGTCTTATAGATAATCCTGAAGTATTATCTTTAGATTTAGTTGCTCTGTTGAAAAACCATGAACTAATAGTTAGTGCTGAAGTTATGCGCCGTCATAGAAGAAGAGCAAAAGGCGGTGGCTGTTCTTGTCCATAAATCTAGATGATGAGATGGACAAACTTCTTCAGACTTCAACCAACCCAACTAGCGAACCAAGATTAAATAAAATTGGAGCAGAGTGGCAAGCAGGAGTTATTTGGAACGGCAATGAAGGAACAATAACAACTACTGCACTACCTTTAGAAGAAGCACCTAACTGGGACGCAATACTACGCATCTGGGGATTAGAGCCATCAAAGTTTAGAGTAGTAGAACCTGTTTTATTTAATGTTTGGGGTAATCCTGATGGCGCATTGAATCGCCAATGGAAAGGTAAAGTAGTCCAAATAGCAGACGATGTTAAGAAAGAAGATTTAACTAAGTTAGAAAATGAAATAAAGAAACATAAACCAAATCTTAAAAGTTCCTTTGTTGGAGAAGGCGCAATGGTAGTAGTTTTATCTGATTGGCAGATAGGTAAAGCAGATGGAGATGGACTCAAGGGAACTATTGAAAGAATACTTAACGCAATAGATAAAGTAGAAATAAGAATTAAAGAACTTGAAAAACTTAAAAGACCGATAGGTAAATTAGTAGTTCTTTGGACTGGTGATTCTATAGAAGGTTGTGTAGGGCATTACGCGCAACAAACATTTAGTGTTGAATTAGACAGAAGAGATCAAGTAAAAGTAGTAAGAAGGTTATTGAGAGATGCGTTAATGAGGTGGAGTAAATACTTTACTGTTGTTCAAGTCTTAGCGGTAGGTGGTAATCATGGAGAGAATCGCAATAGTTCAGGCAAGTCTTATACAACTCTAAACGATAATGACGATGTAGCAATAGTTGAGCAGGTGGCAGAAATACTTGAAACCAACCAAGAGGCTTATGGTCATATTCAGTTTGCTATACCGAAAGACAGACTTAGCATTACCGCCGAAGTTGCTGGTTGGGTTTTAGGAATTACTCATGGTCACGCAGCAAGAAGAGGTGGTCAGGGAGTAGAAGGAAAATTAAGAAGATGGCTAGAGGGACAATCACTAGGTCGCCAAAATGTAGGTGGCGCAGATGTATTAGTTTCAGGACACTTTCACCATTTTAGAGTTGCGGACTGGGGTGGTTGTGTTTGGCTTCAAGCACCAGCAATGGACGGGGGAAGTGATTGGTGGAGGGAAATGTCTGGAGAAAAATCAGAGTCCGGAGTTTTAACATTCTGCATGTATCCTGAAATTAGAGTTACGGACATATCAATTCTAAAGTAAGTCCAGTAGTATTATTTGAGTAAATCGTGCTAACCTTAATCAACCGAGTCCATAGAGACCCCACTACATATAGAGCCAAGTGCCCAAGGTAGTTGGGTCTGTGTTGCCCAGAGGAGACACTTAATGACACAGTACCGAGTTCTTACAGGTATAGATTATCCACCCGATAAGCGAGCAGAGTCGGGAACTATTGTTTCAGATATTCCAGAGAAATCAGCCAAGTGGTTACTTGAACAAGGCTTAATTGAGACCTCTGATGGTAAAGCAAAAAAAGTTGAAACAATAATTGAAACCGAACCTGAAGTTACTTTTGACCCTGAAGCAATAGATGGCGATAAAGACGGATTCGTTCAAGATGGAACAGAATTTCAACGCCCAGTCGAAGAGAGTAAATAATGCCTACATTTCGCCATGGTAAAAACACCACAGTATTAAGTGATGATTTTGACCTAACCACTTACCTTAACAGCGCAACCGCTGCTTACGCAGTTGAATTACCAGAAACTACAACTTTCGGCTCATCTGACCGCTCTTATATTGTCGGTCATAATGAAGGTTCAATATCATTTGAAGGCTTATTTGATGGGACCACCGCTAGTGCAGATTCAATATTTCATGCCGCCTTGGGAAATACTACCGATAAAGTAGTGACTATATCTAACGACAGTACCAGTATAGGTGGGCGAGCAATTCTTGCAGCAGCATCATCTACTTCGTATGAAATTAGTAGTCCTTTAACTGATGTTGTTTCTGTATCAGCAGAAGCAATTGCAGATGGAGGATTAGATTCAGGTGTTTGGTTAGTTTGCCAAACCGCTGTATCTACAACCACCAACACCACAAGTGTTGATAATGCTGCATCATCTACTAATGGTGGGGTAGCGCACATGCATGTAACCTCAAATGCAAGAACAGCAACTACTGTAATCGCAGTTCAACATTCAGCCGATAACTCAACATGGGCTGATTTAGTTGTATTCGGTACGGTAGCACTTTCTGGACTTGATTCAGAAAGAGTTGAAGTTGCTTCAGGAACGACAGTAAATCGCTACCTGAGAACAAGAACCACAATCGCAACAGGCACAGGTGCTATAACCCGTAGCGTCGCTTTTTCAAGGAGATAATAATATGCCAACATTCAGACATGGTAAGTCAGCGTCGTTCAAAGTAGATAATAACGCTGGCACACTTACCGATATCAGCAATACACTTAATTCAGTTTCTTTCCCTCGAGAAGCAGAGACTTTAGAGACAACCTCATTTGGTTCATCTGATCGTTCTTATGTTATCGGCTTCACAGGCGCAACTATCAGTATCGAAGGTTCATTCGACGCTACTGTTGATACGCACTTGGCTGCCATTGTAGGAAAGACCGACTCAGTATCATTTGAGTATGGTCCTGAAGGCACAACCTCTACTTTCACAAAGTACACAGGCGAGTGCTTCTTGACTTCATACGAAACTTCAGCAGGAGTAGGCGACATTGTTTCCTATTCAGCAGAGTTCCAAGTTACAGGTGCCATTACCCGTGGTGCTTTCGCTTAATAATTAAAAAGCAGTAGAATCCCAATAACCGAGTCCAACGAGACCAAAAGGAGAAATCGTGTCCATTAGAGACCAAATCTTATCTGCTCAGGATATTCCATCAGAGATGGTAGATGTTCCAGAGTGGGGTGTTAAAGTAGAAGTTCGTGGTATGACAGGCGCAGAGCGCACTCGTATCATGGATTTAGCAATAGATAACAAAGGTGGAGTTAATCTACAATTTGTTTATCCTGAAATTGTAATCGCTACTTCTTTCGATACAGAAACTGGCGTTCAAATCTTTAAGCCCGCAGACCGCGATGCCTTACTTGCCAAAGCAGCAACAGCGTTAGATCGCTTAGCAGCAGTTGGTATGAGGTTATCGGGATTCACACAAGAAAGTGCCGATGAAGTGGGAAAAGATTCCTCCGTAACGGCTACAGAAGGTTCGTCTTCGAATTAGCAGAACGCTTAGGTAGGACTGTCGAAGAACTCTTATATGGCAGTCCTAACTTTCAGCCTATCTCTGCTATTGAATTAGCAGAATGGGAAGCACTCGAGCGGTTGCGGATATGGGAGCAAGAACAAGAGGCTAGGAGAAGGAAGTGAAATTAGATGGCAGTAATTGATGTACTTGCTCGTCTAAAAGCGGATACTGGTCAATTCATTGCTGGTATGGAAAAGGCTGCTCGCGCAACCGATGCCCTAAATCAATCTGCGGCTAAGTCTCAAGTTGGTGTTAGTAATTTAGGTAGTGTATTCAAAAGAGTAGCAGCAACTTCACTTGCACTTTATGCAGTCAAACTGGGTCGCGATTCAGTTCAAGCAGCAGCACTGGCAGGTCAAGCACAAAATAGATTAAGAAAACTATTGCTCAACACAAATGGTGCTACAGAAGAGCAGATACAAATACTATTTGGACAAGGCAAAGCCCTTGAGTCATTAACAGGTATTTCAAAAGAAAATATCACAGTAATTCAATCTCAGTTAGCAACATTTGATTTACATGGAAGTACTATTGGTAGATTAACTCCTGCTATTTTAGATTATGTAGTAGCAGAAAAAGGAGCAGCAGCAAGTGCCGATGAATTTAGGGCACTTACTAATGGTCTTGCTCAAGCATTGCAAGGTAATTTCAGTTCATTAACTAAAACTGGTTTTATACTTGATGCTAATACGAAAAAAATGATCAGTTCTGGAAACGAAACTGAAAGATCACAAGCCATTGTTAAAGTCCTTGGTACTACCTATAGAGGTTTCGCTGAAAATGCTCTAACACCAGCACAGAAGGCTCAAAGAGAATTTGCTAGAAGTGTTGATGATACAAGAAAGGTTTTAGGAACAGCACTACAGCCAGTTTTGGGTGCAGTTTCTACGACACTTAATAGTACATTGACTCCAATTTTAACTCAGTTACAAGCAAAATTTGCTGACGGAAAAGCCATTGAGGGTTTCATCACTTTAATTAAAGGCTTAGCAATAGATATTACGGACTTCGCGAAAGCAATGGGCGCAGTATTTGTACCGATATTTACCTCAGCAATTAAAATAGCAATCGGAGCATTGATAGGGTTTATTAAAGTATTGGGTTCGATAGGAAGATTTATTAAAGATAACTCAGCATTGTTTACTGTTGCTGCGACTGCAATTATAACCTTCGTAGTTGCTACTAAGGCTGCGAAAATAGCGTCAATGGGATTAGGTAAAGTTCTATTCAATGTTAAAAAAGCCCAACAAGCGTATGCATTTTTTACTTACGCATCTACTGGGGCGACAACAAAGTTTGCTTTCGCAATGAAAACATTAGGTAATGCTTTCCGCGCTAACCCAATAGGAATAATCATTACCGCTCTTTCGGTAGTAGCAATGGGCTTCAAACTTGCTTGGGAAAAATCAACAACATTTAGAAAGGTAGTAGTTGGCGCAATACAAATGGTTGTCAAAGTAGTTGCTAAAGCATTTGAAATATTAGGTAAACTTCCTGGGGGACTGGGTGACTTCTTTGATGAAGCAGCCATTAAAGCACAAGACTTCGCAAAAGGATTAGAGAAATATAAAACCATCACTAAAAAAACTGTTGATAGTATAAATG